AGGGGGTGAGTATGGTAAAGGTCAGGCTGGCAAATGATGGTTCAGCGCACTTTGAATGCCCTGGCTGCGACTGTATGCACGGGATTCCAGTTCGCGGCAATGCCCATCCAGTCTGGGGATGGAATGGGAGCGTCGATGCTCCCACCTTCACGCCGTCAATCTTGATCCACTATCAAGGCGGCGACAATCCGATGGTGTGTCATTCCTTTGTGACTGATGGGCGCATTCAGTTTCTCGGCGACTGCACGCACGCTCTCGCAGGGCAGACAGTTGAATTACCGGAGCAGGAAGATTGAGCGCATCCGTACAAATTCCGGCGTGGCAAATCAAGATCGGCGGTACTCAGGTTGCCGGCAACTTGCTAACCCATTCTCAGCACATCCACTACGACGAAGCTATCGGCGGCAAGGCAAACGTGCTGGAGATTCAAGTGGAGGACTCGGCGCGCGCATGGGCGAACAATCCCCCAAAGATCGGCACAGCTCTCAGCCTTTCTATCGGTTATCAAGGCCAGTCTCTCGTGTCCTGTGGGAACTTCGAAGTGGATGAGTGGGAAGCAGAGGGACCGCCAGACACGTTCCTCATCCGGGCGATTCAGGCCGGGGTGACTCATGCCATCAGGACTCCGAAATCAGTCGCCTACGGGGGCCAATCCCTCATATCGATAGCGAACACCATTGCCAAGCAGTACGGGATGAGCGTGGACTCGACAGAGGTGAGTCCCGATGTTCCTTATCAACGACTTACGCAACGGCTTGAGACAGACCTCGGTTTCCTGCACCGCATCGCCAACGCTCACAACTACGAATTCACGATCCGCGGGAATCAACTCGTCTTCTACAGCCGGCCAGGACTAGACGCGAAGAAAATCACGGGCCTGAAAGACAAGAATGCGCAGTACATCTACAAGACCGATTCCACGCGATTCAGGATTCACCAGCAGCACCACGGCGACAAGACCTACAAGAAAGCTGTGGTGATGTATTTCGACCCGAACTCGAAGAAACTGCTTCAGGCAACGGCCAACGCCGCAACCACGGCTACCCTAGGCGTTGACTTGGGGCTTCAGGACACCCTACTAGTCCGGGAGAGGATAGAGAACGCGCAGCAGGCCACCCTACGCGCGCAAGCCCATCTCCACGCCGCCAATATGCACGTCCTGAAGGCTGAGGTCATCATTCCAGGATCGATGGTCTACCGGGCTGGCAATCCAGTCATGCTCTCAGGGTTTGGCACGGCGCTCGATTCGATAAAATGGATTATCAACGAGGGCAAGCATCGGCTGGACCGGAACGGGTACAAGACTTCATTGGAACTCAGGACCACAATCGCAACAACCGGAACTGGCGCACAGACGGTTTCGGACGACTACGGAGAGTAAATGCCTGACTCAGTACGCGGACCATACACGGAGCAGTTCCACCCGCCTTACAGGACGGGCATCGTTGCGCAGATTGAGTCTGTGCCGCCCTACCGGGTGCGCGTGCAGTTCCCCGACCAGGCTAACGTCCTGTCGTGGTGGTTGCCGGTCCAGGTCATGAAGACGATGAACGACAAAGACTTCTGGCAGCCAGACATCGGCGAGCAGGTGTCTGTCGTCATGGATGAGTGGGACGAAAACGGCATCGTGACTGGAGGGGTCCCGTCAACGGTGGACTCGGCGCCATCAGGACTCACGCCAGCCGATCGCTACACGCAATTCTCTGATGGGACGATCATCCACTACAACACGAGCACGCACCAGCTTCAGGTGACACTTGGGGCCGGTGGGCAGATGGCGCTTACACAGCCTTCGGGAGGCAGCATTGAACTGGATTCGAGCGGCAATGTTGAGATTCAGGCTGCAAGCAGCATTTCGCTTACCAATGGCGGTGCGGCGGCGGATGCGTTGGCTCTGGTGAGTAAACTGGTTACAGCGTTCAATGCACACACGCACTCAGACCCGCAAGGTGGAGTGACCGGCGCGCCGACAACGCCATGGACGGCAAGCACGATTGAGAGTGTCCTGACGAAGGTGTCAAACTGATGGCAACGACTTTCCCATATGCGACCCTCACCAATATCCAGTCATCGAGCTGGGAGCTGATGCTTGACTCGACGGCGGGGGGTGGACCGGGATCAGGACTCGGACAAGTTTGCCAGTCCTACGCGGATGTTCATCAATGCCTCAAGATCATCTTTTCGACAATCCCCGGCGAAGATCCATTCCGCCCCACGTTTGGGTGCGACCTGACGCAGTTCCTTGACCGTCCGCTCACCGTTGCAATTCCCGCCATCATCGGCGCCATCTCTGCGGCTATTGCCGACTGGGAACCACGTATCTTGGTCACAAATATTGACGTGACGGCTAGCCTTGAGGTCATCGGCCAGTTGGCCGTATCGATCACATGGCAACCTAATCTTGGATTGATAAACCAAGCAAACAGCGCCCTCGGAAACTTGACGCAAACGACAGTTATTAACGTCGGAGGAGTGTCCTGATATGCCGGTCGTAATTCCATCGCAAACGTTCCCACCGGCCACCGGCACACCTCAGACGGTCCCTGTTGACCTGCCTACGCCTTCATTTGTCAACGACTCAGACGGACTCGACGCAACGAGTGTCCTGAACGACATGGTGACGCTTTTTGAGAGTTACACCAGCCGTACACTCTACCCGGCCCAGGTCGAGCAGTTGCTTATCAACCTCTACGCTTACCGCGAGATCTTGGTGCGCAATGCAATTCAGTATTGCGGCCTTCAGAACTTGCTTGCGTTCGCCGTATACCCAATGCTGGACTACCTTGGCGAGTATTTGGATTGCAATCGTCTCCCCGCGCAGTACGCCACGACGACGTTACAGTTCACCCTCACGGCCGCGCAGTCGTCCGACACCACGATAGCCTCTGGCACGCAGGTCGGGACTCAAGACGGCCTCAACATCTTCGCCACGACTGCGGCACTCACGATAGTCGCTGGGCAGACAGTCGGCACGGTGGCGGCGCAATGCACGACGGCGGGACTCAGCGGCAACGGCTACCTCGCCGGACAGGTTAGTGTCCTGATGGGTTCGTTCCCGCTCGTCTCTGCCGTCGCCAACACGACGACGACCGCCAACGGAACGGCGGGTGAGCCAGCCGGAACGACTGCTGGAGACAACCACTACCGCACACGCATCCAGGCGGCACCGAACAACCTCACGACGGCAGGCCCGTCTGGCCAGTACCGATCTCTTGCGCTTGACGTGAGTTCTACCATCGTTGACGCCCAAGTACCGACAACACCGACTACTCCAGGTACCGTGCAGGTCTATGTCCTGACAGGACCCGTAACGCAACCGTCTGCATCCCCAAACAGCGCTGGCATCGCCTCTGGCACGCTGCTTTCCGCTGTTCAATCGGCTCTCAGTGCGCAGACCGTGCGTCCTCTTTGCGACACTGTTCTGGTTTCGGCTGTGACCGAAGTTGATTACACTGTTACCGGGGCGATCACGCTCTACGCCAATGCCAGCTACTCGACTATCGCCGCGGGTATCACTGCAGCGGCGCAGAATCTTGCTCTTACTCTTGCCGCCAACATTGAGCAGGATATAGTCCTGAGCCAGTGGCAATCGGCTCTCAGCGTGTCTGGCGTCTATGATATGCAACTGACGCTTGCTGCGAACATCGTCGGCACACCACTCACCCCAACGTCTGACGGCAGTTTCTTGCTCACAGCAGGACAATGGGCAAACTGCGAAAATATAAATCTTACGGTTGTAATGGGAACAAAAAACCAACCAACAAGCTAAAGGGAGGATTATTTGACATGGCGCCATCTTTTTCGGTTGACAACTTGAGATATAACACTTTGGCAAACTCCATACCTAGTGGCCAATTCTCTTTGCGTGGAGTATGCACAATCGTCTCGAATATTTTTAACTTTATCATCTGTCAGTTTAGAATTTTCGCGAGATTCTCCTTTCTCAAACCTGTCACGTATAAGAGCATCTTGGGTATTATCTTCGCGAGAACCCTCAAGAAGATGGAGAGGATTGAAACAGGCACGGACATCACACGTGTGTCTAGTTTGTTCGGATGGCCAATGTCCATGAGTGAGAAAAAAAGAAAATCTGTGGACCAAGTAATGCTTACCTTTGAATTTAACAAACCCGTATCCGTTTTCCATTTTCCCGAAAGGCCAAAGCAAACATTCATCAGAGTTGTGTTTGGCAATGGATGCAGCCAACCAAAGGTGTTGAGATTTAGATGCCCTAACCATTCGGGCTTTGGCCAATCCAGCAAGTTGTTCTGGGGTGGCACCATGTTTGGTAGACTTGGATTGCATCGTTGCTCCTCGAAAGCATCGGTGTTGGGCCGGGGTCGCTTTGGAGAGCGCCTCGGCTCCTTTCAGTATAAACCAGTTAGCTAGTCCACAAGGAGACTTCAGCATGAAACGAATCGCGCTCTTTCTTTTCCTGATCTTGTCAGTTATCAACTGCTTTGCTCAGACGCAGATTGACCCGACTTATCAGATTCAATGGAATTTGCTTTCCGGTTCTGGCGCGCCTTCGATCACCTGCACCCAGAATGGCAACTACACTGTCTACCCTTATGGGGCAGAGTGGGGCCAGTCGTATCAGGACACGACGAACAACGTCGAGTACAAATGCACAACCTCTGGATGGGTGAAGAATCTACCCACAACAGGCGGCACGCTGACCGGCGCACTCAATGGCACCAGCGCATCGTTCTCAGGCACCGTCGCGGCTGGCACGGTGACGGGACAGAAGATTGGGGCTGTTTATCAAGCGGATCAGTTTTCAGGCGCGGATGCTTCGGTACAAATGAATGCGTGCATCGCGGCTGTAA